CGTGGTGCATATGGCCAGTGAAGTAAAAGCGGTGACGGGTGCGGCCCCACATCTCGGCCCACTCGTCAGCCATGTGCATCACAAGCCGCTCGGCCTTGGCCTTGTCGCCGTGATGCGAGGCAAGCATGACACTGCCCCACTCCATAACAAAAAACTCGCCGCCCCTGCGCTGCACTTCAATGCGCGGGTTGTCACGATAGCGCTCACGCAGAGCGTAGAGAATTGAGAGGTAGGCATCCCGATCGTGGTTGCCCTGTATCACACTGACAATTACGTTCTTGTGTTTGACTGCTGCCATCTCAATGCAGGCTGCAAAGGTCTTGATCGCCACATCAAGCGCGTCATCAAAGCTGCTCGCCACATCCAATCCGTGCTTTGACTTGGGGGTCATAGCTGTCTGATCATTGGCGTGCAGCGCATCGCCGCCGATTAGAACAACTGCCTGCTCGGAGGCTGGGGAAGAGGCAACGCACTGGCCAATGCCGTTTGTGATCCGCCGCTCTGCAATGTCATTGTCCATGTCCTCACCGCTCTCGTGAGCACTTGCCCGCATCCCGATGTGAGCATCAAAGATTGGGTAGACAGTCAGCAAGCCATCGGAGAAGTCACGCGGGCTTGGGATTAGAGGGCAGGCAGGTATCCCTTCGAACGCCTCGCGCACAATCTCGGTTACGCTGGCACGCTTGTCCTTCGGCATCTGGAAATACAGAGAAGCGCCTTCGCTCTTGATCCAGCCAGAGTGCAGTGGCCCAGCGTCCTGCATGCCAACCGAACTCATCGCACCTTGAATAGCACTGTCTGCTTCGGCGTGCTTGCGTGCGCCTTGCAGTCGATTTCTTACTGCGTTTTCAGCAATGCCAAGCTGCCTTGCAATCGCCCGCCCAGACACGCCTTGCTGGTGTAGCTCCCACACCTCACGCTGCTTCGGTGTCATGTTTTGCACCCCGCATCAATCTGGCCAATCAAGGTGGCTCCAGCCGCCATGCTCTTGGGGCCAGCGTCATCGAGCAAGGCAACCGTGAGGTCATCCCTGCTTTTCACCGTGGCGTCACAGATCGCGCTCTTCTGCACGCTCGCGCAGCCAGCGCTCAGCGTCATCAACGCGAACGCCATCAATGCGCTTGCGGGTTTCGATATACTCATTGAGTTCCCTTTCCTGCTCGGCCTCGGCCTCATCGTGCCTGCCGCGCAAATAGACGCCGACGAGCGCCGCAATGAAAGCACCCAAGCCAATGGCGTATAGTTTGAGCCGCGCAATCATCGGTCGCCCAAGCGCCACTTGCGAAGTCGCTCGCGCATAATCCAGAGCGCCATGAGCACGATCAAAACCGCACCGCCAGCAACGATAATCTGAGCTACGCCATCAAGCGCTTGAATTGCCGTCACAGCGCCGCCAAACGCGGTTGCTGCCTGCACTGCCGAAGCCTGCATAGTCTTGCTCTGAGCGGGGCTTGTGCGGGCTGGGGCGGGCTTCTCTGCAATGACGGGCGTGAGAAACAGATCCACCTCAGCTTCACGGCGGTTGACTAGCCCCTTCACAACCTTGCCGCCCGCCTTACGCCACATTCGAATGGATGTCGGGACGCGATCTTTATTGCCATCGTTGAAGTGGCGAAGCGCAGAAGACTTGCGGAACGCGGTCGGGCCGATGTTGTAGGCCAGTGAGGTGAAAGAGCCAAGCTCATTCTCATTGATTGGCGCGGTGATTTCTGGCTTAATCTCCGCAAGAAACTTCTCAATAGTCTTCTCAAGATACCAGTCAGCCTCAGCCTGCGTGATAACGGTGTCAGGGCCGACCTCGATGAAGCCTGCGGCGGTCGTTAATCCGTAGCCGACAGTCCAAACACCAGCCGAGCACTTGTAAGCCTTGAGCTTGCAGCCTTCCCAGCGCTTGATCAGATCGAGTGATGCTTTGTTCAACATTGTGTCACCTCAGCAAAAAGAAAAGATAACCGACACCAGATGTCGCGACGATCCAGAACACGCGCTCCGCAAAGCGTAGGGCTTGGCCGTTGTTGCCGACTTTGCTTTCCACGATGTGAAGTCTGCGCCCCTGTGCCGCCTGATCTGCATCGAGCGTGTCCATTCGCTTGAACAGGGTTATCATGCGCTCGTCGAGACGAGCCAAAGCCACAATCGCGTCAGACATAGTGTCCAGCTTCTTCTCGATCCGCTCAAGGCGCGCGTCATCGGACATTTTACGGCTCCTCTGGCCACGTTACATTGTCAGGAAAACCAGCCTGCTCAGGCACATCACGCAGAGCTTGACGGTATGCGGCCCACGCCGCTTGATCGACTGGAGCATCTGCAACCTGCGTCCAGTCACAAGCCACTAAAAGCTTGTCACGCAGAGCACGAGCTTCGTCAGCACTGAGAGCTACTAACGTCCAGCCAAGCACCCAGTGGCCTGCCTCGTTCTGCGCTGGCATGGCGTCAAGGATAGCCTTCTGACCTACGGGTGCTTCTGGCTCATGAAGCTTTGACACACGGTAGACGCCTTGGGCGTTAAGGTGGCGTGAGGAAACAACAGGGCCGTAGACCGTGTGCTTATTGGCTGCACGGAAGGATGCTTCGGTATAAGGCACTGGGTTGCCATCAATGAGCTTGATCATGTCCATCACAGCACCTCCTCGTTAATCAGGTAGACGTTTGTGCCGCCATCTGCAGTGAAGAATGTGTAAGCTGCACGTTTTCCGACAAAAAGAAGTTCTTCTGGTGGTTTTTGCACGGAGGATGGTAGTGTTATTGAAGTTGCAGTTGAAGTGTATATTTCCTTCACAGTATTGTCACTGTCGGAAAGCGAAAACAGAATATTCCCATCTTTAAATCTGAGTGATCTCCCTTGCGACCCAACACCATCAAGCATTAGGTCATCATAAGAAGCGGTTGAGATATCCCATGCCGTGCTTAGGGTGTGTTGGTGAATTTCGTCACCAAATGTGAAAAGCTTTGTTCCGTCTGGAGTTAAACAAACGGAGTAATTATTAGGGTCAACAGATGAAAGGGAATATGTTTTACTGTCAAATGAGGCGGTTGAAATGTCCCATGCAGTGCCCAATGAGTATTGATTGATATCCTGCCCAGCCGATCCCACAAGGTAAAACTTTGTTCCGTCAGGCTTAAAGAAGATATCAGCAGGCGACGAGTCTTGTGCAGAAACACTGAAGAAAGAGTCGTAAGACGCCGTTGAGATATCCCATGCCGTGCTTAGTAGGTATTCGTATACTCTATCCGTGCTTGCCCCAGAAATGAAGAGTTTAGTTCCGTCAGGCTTAAAGAATAGACCCCTGACGTTTGTGTCTATAGAGGACATATCAAGAGCCACACTGTCATAAGAAGCCGTTGCAATATCCCAAGGGGTGCTGAGAGTGTATTGGAAAACGTCATCAGCACCTTGACCAGACATATACATCTTTGTTCCATCTGGTTTAAAGAACAACCCTGCAGGAAAACTATCTTGCGCACTAAAGCTAAAAGATTTTCCAGTCAAGCTTGCGCCATCTAGGCTGTATCCTTCAGTAGCACCTACATCAGCCGTATAAGTCCACCGTGCTTCCGTTGGCACATTGCTAAAGCTCACTGTCGTGTCAGCCGTGAGAGTGCCAGCATCGAAGAAGTTGTATGTGCCTACGTCAAGCGCTTGGGTAGCACCTGAGACTGCGTTGTACTTGAATGGTTCAACACCTGTGACACCATTAGGGAAGCTTACAGGGCCAGTGCCAACCTCATCTGTGATTGTATCTACTCGAAGTGTGCTCATGTCGTAGGCTCCTGTGGCCATGTGATGTTGTCTGGGAAGCTTGACTGTGCAGGAATGTCACGAAGGGCTTGACGGTATACAGCCCAAGCCGCTGTGTCTACAGGTGCATCAGATACTTGCGTCCAGTCTGAGGATGCAAGGAGGGCGTCACGTTGTACTCTAACACCTTCATGTTGTGCCGCTTTAGCCGCAGCTACTTCTGCCTCTGTGTATGAACGCTTTGTGACTTCGCCAGTCTTTGCATTTGTAATGACTTCAAAGTATTCCATCATGCCACTCCGTAGACTGAGATTGAGCCAGCGTCAAAGACACCTGCTGAAATAGTAAACGTAATGCTAGTGCTGGCTGTGGTCAGGCCCGATGCTCCACCATAGGAGTTTCCATTAGCCGCCCCTGTGTACTGACTGCTTGCCCAAAAAATACCTGATGCTAGATCAATTATAGCTCCACCCTGACCAATGTGCGTCTGGTTATTAACGCCAACTATAAACAGGTTAATCCCATTTATACGAACCCAATCTATGGTCCCGTTGCTTCCAGACACACTGTTGCAAACGACAAATAACTGTTTGTAGTCCGTTAGTGTTAGACCGCTGAGGGTGACAGAAGACCCAGAAGCAGTAGCCAAAGTGCCAAGAAGAGCTACCCCACCAGCGTCTGGTAGATCAGCAGCCGTAAGCAATGCACCATCAGCATCAGGAAGCGTCAACGTCCTGTTGGTGTTACTATTAGGTGAGGCAATGGTGAATGTGCCAGTGCCTGACGCATTGGGGGTGAGGGAAATCTTGCTCATGTGCTAGGAACCTCTGGCCATGTTACGTTGTGTGGAAAGCCTGCCTGTGCAGGGACATCAAGTAGTGCCTGACGATACGCAGCCCATGCAGCCTGTGTGTCAGCATCAAGTGCAGCCCAGCGCAGAGCATTGCCAGCGATAGGGTCAACCTCAGTGGCAAGCTTCATGTCACGAGTGGCACGGACAGCCTGTGCTGCGGCTTCATCAAGTTCGGCTTGAGTGGGCGGGACGTATGCAGCAACGTCACCTGCGGAGGCCATAGCGGCCAGCAGGGCATTGTTGTCGATTGTCATGTCTGTGTCGTCAGGATCAAGTGTGTAGGGTATCCAGCCGTGGACAGGGTGCTCAATTTCGCAATCGATGCGTATATCGTCGATGTGTTTTGCGTTGCGATAATTCATCATGAAATCCTCACAAAAAGCGTAATCTGTTCAGTGTCGTAGGTCTGATAACCTCCCAAGGAGCGCCAAGTCCCTGCCTGAGCAGACGTATTTGAACCCATATACATGCTTGCAAAAGAGCCGTTCCCAGTGGTGCTGTTCATACCCCGCATCGCTGCTGGGTAGATACTGCTGCCAGCATAAGTAGAGCCGAAGTATGTGTAGCCAGCATAATACGCAAAAACGTAAGTCCCGACACCCCCTGCTGTAAGCCCAGCAGTAGCCGAGAGCACTTGAGCTGTTGTTGGCGTAGTGCTGATGCCAGTCAAAGCTGAGCCATCAATAGCAGGTAGTGCACCCGTTAGCTGGCTGGCGTCTATGTCACCTGTCAGGTTGCTCGCATCAACAGTACCGTCAAACTCAGCAGCCGTGACACCTGTTGTTCCGTCTAGTGTAATAGCCATATCAGAGTACCACCCATCTTCCGCCAGTCTCAACAGTAACAGTGACACCTGAGTTGATGTCGATTGGACCTGTTGTCATGGCATTTGTTGTTGCCGTTACGGTGTAGTTGGTTGTGACGACCTGACCGTTCTCAACGAATATCTTGTCTGTACCACCACCTGTAGCTCCAGCAGAAGCGTCAACCCAGTCATAGTCTGAGCCTGTCCAAGCGAGAACCTGATCAGTTGTGGCTGTGCCTGTG